CTTCCTCCCAGGAGGTCGTGTTTGCTTGGCAGTCCATCAAGAAACTTCTGCCGAACTCTTGTTCGTGCATGGAGCGTCCTCTTGTGGAGGCAGTTGCTGCGAGTTTCGGTCGTCCGAGCCGAACTCTTCCCTCAGGGTACGTTTCCTTTCTGAAGAGAGAGACCCGGCGCCTTTTCCGTAAGGGCTGGGACTCCTCTCTTTATGAGGAGCGCGTACTCACCTGCTCACCCTCTCTTTCCGGCACTTTAGAGTGTCCACGGTCCCAAGGCGGCTGCCTTGGCTCAGGTTTGGATCATTCGTCTTTTATTGACGTTTGTCTTACTGAGCCTTCGACAGGCCGTTCTACCGTGGAGGCTGAACTGCTCGTGGTTCAGTCTGCAGGGAAGCCTCGTCCCCTGACGAAGTTTTCCTCTGACTCTTTGTGCTTGAAGCCTTTGCACACTTCGGTCTACGACCACCTCCGGCGCCAGCGATGGCTCTCGGTTGGTGACGTGACGCAGCGTACTTTGGCTCGTGCCGGTTTTTCGAGGGCGGAAGGTGAGGTCTTGACTTCTGGCGATTACAAGTCAGCCACGGACAACCTCTCTATAGAGGCTGCAGAAGTCATACTCGAGACCATCCTTGAGGGGGCGATTTCTCCATCGCCGTTTGTGAGGGAGTATGCCCTGGCTTCCTTGCGACCCACTCTGGGTTGCAAGAAGTTGGGCATACAGGGTCTTAGACCGAAGGTCGGGCAGATGATGGGTAGCTTTCTTAGCTTTCCATTGCTGTGCCTACAGAACAGGTTCGCCTTTCTGTGGGCTCTCCGCTCCTCCGGTTTGAGTCCAAGGGAGTCCGAAAGAACTCCCTGCCTGATCAACGGCGACGACATCCTTTTCTCTTCGACACTCCGTGTGTCTGAGAGTTGGATGGAAGTCGTTTCCGCTCTGGGACTCGAGGTTGAACGTACGAAGACGTCGGTTTCTGAGAGTTTCGGCTCTCTTATCTCGACCCTTCTTCGTTGGCGTGGGTCCACACTTGTTGTGGTCCCCACCCTACGTTTCGGTCGTCTGAGGACTTCCGAGTACGTTACCTCTCTTTCGCGCGAGTTTCGCCTTTGGCTTTGTGGCTCTGGCGCACGCCGGTTCCGTGAGGGTGTTGTTTTCTTCAAACGACACCTTCGCCTCTTGAGGTCAACTAGGTTGACTCTTCTTGAGGTCGGATTCCGGGGTACGTTGGCCCACCGCATGGCTGAGGTGTTCTCGCTGGTTCCTAGTGAACCACCTCGGTTCAAGGCGCCTCCGCCACCCG